TGCATCAGACGATGGATCAGCAGTAGCAAGTGTATTTAATAGCTCATATTGATGTTCTGTTATTTCTCCAGTAGCTAATGCTACCCTTGCTGCTTGTTGTATATATGCATCATACCCCATTCCTGCTTCACGCACCGCTTTAGAAGTTTGTTGAAATGCTTCTTCAGCATCTTGCATTCCGAACAAAAATGAGTTTAGTCCAGTAGCAAGTTTTGACCCAACCATTAAATCAAACCAGCCCTTGAAGCTGTTTTTAGCATCCTCAACATTAGCACCAAATTGGGCATATACGTCTGTGAACGATTCTACGTTTCCTCCAGCCTGTGTAATAAGTATGTCTCCAGCCTCTAGTGTAGCATTTAGCAACGCCATTTGTTGTTCTACTGATGTTAGCTCATTTGGAGCCTTACCTAGTTCCTTTGCCAATTTTCCATAAGCCTCAGAAAGACGAATTTGCAAACCCGTATTATCAATCAATCTTGGAGAAAGACGTTTTAGACCTATTGTAAGAGATTGGAATAGGAAACCAGTATTGCCTAATGCCGGATTTAGTTTTTCGGATGCTTTAGCAATCCTCAATAGTTGAGGTAATGCCTCTGACATTTGTTGACCAAATTCACCTGTTAATCCAGCTAGAGCAACAGATGCGGCGTTCATCATTTCAAATTTGCTAGTAGTATGTAAGGCTGCATCACCTAATTCTTTTAGAAGTTCAATGTTTGGTGCAACAATTTTATTTAGAGTCTTAAACGACTCTGTCATTTGTCTGTATTTAGCACCCTCTTGACCGACAGCTAATGCAACATCTACTGCTTTTGTAAAAGCATAAATGCTACCCAAAGTTGCCATTGCAGCAACTCCAACCGCCGCAAGACCTTTGCCGAACGCCTGAAAACCGCTTGCGGCTTGCTTACTGGAAGCACCACTTTCTTTTGTTGCTTTTGCTGTTCCTTGTAATGCTTTTTGAACTTTCTGTGCTTCTTTCAGTCCTTTAGCTATCAAGGTAATAGCAATAAGAATATCAGCCTTTGACCCACCGCCTCCAGGCGATCCAGAACCTCCAGCTAACGCAGATGATATAGGCATTATATGTTTCCCTCTTTAGCCTCTTCTATTTTACTCTTTAACAATTCAACCTCAGTAATTATTTCCCACAACTCAGAATTATTCGTTATCCAATCAGGATTAAACCCTGCCGACTTGAATTTACTAAATGCTGTCCAAACATTGTAAACAGCACTCATTCTAATCATCAACCCTGCTGGTTGATTTCGCAACCCACCATCATTCGGTAATCCACCATAGCTTTGAGATTGTAATACATACTTCAATTCAATAGGCGGTATACTAATATTCCCCTCTACATAATCAGCAACCGCCACAATCATTCCCCTGGTATTGTCCGCGCCTCAACTAATGCTTCTGTAATTTGATTTGCAATATATTTGATCTTATTAGGTTTTGACTCAAGAATTTCATCTTTTGACGATGGCATATCGTCTGGAATCCATCCCAACTTAATTCCTATTTGAACCATTATAGAATTTGCCACTGATGTTTCATAAATGTCAAACTCCATACCTTTTATTATTTTATTCCTAATCTTTTCATATTGCTCTAAATCCCCCTGAGTAATTTCAGGACACTCAAATTCAAAGTCAACATCTTCTGATTTTGCACTTTCAACAACCTCTGCAATTCTTGCCGCAAGAAAAGAAATCTTTTTCGGTTTACTTTGCAATACTTCGTCTTCATCTGCAACTATATCAGATGGAATAAACTTAGCATCAATAGCACCAATTACAAGTGCAGACATTAGTGTAGCTTGCGATTCACTATTGTATTCGGATTTCTGCAAATATTTTGCTAATCCGCGCTCATAGATTTCGAGGTCTTTTTGAAGTATTTCTTTTTCGATCTCGAAATCTATGCCTAATTTTTCATTAGTTATGAGAGTTCCCATTCTCTATCCTTTTTATTCAATTGTATTTTATAACTTACTATGCCCAAACGCCGCGTGTCATTGATCCTGAACGTTGTACCAATGTGTATGTAACGGTTGCAGCATCAGCTACACCGAAATCCATGCTGTATTCGGTCAAAACTGCTGAGGCTGAATACATAACACATGTTGCGGTTGATCCAGATGGGCCAAATCTTACGAATGTTGAACCACCAAGAATTGCTGCCAGATCCGACCCGAACGATGTTACATCTGGTGCTTCTGCTGTTTGTGAAAATGCTACTGAGTTTGTCAATCCACTAAACGCCTGACAAGCAGATGACGAATCATCTAAATAAATGCTTGCATTTCTTGCTACTATTTTACCCATAATATTCCTCCAAAAAAATAGTTATCTTACTATTTAATAACCTATCTTGCTACCAGAAAATCCCTGAATTCTTGCAGTAAATGCTCCGGTTGCAGCAATAGAATATCTTATTCTTCTATACTGACTTGCGCCAGTGTGTAGTTCTGATGATGCAGAATTTGGTAATATAAAAGGCCCAAATTCTGTTACAGTAACAAAAGATGAATCATCGTTAGAATCTTGAAATGATGCAGATATAGTTGCATTAGTGCCCGTAATATCTAATATTCTAAGAACGGTTCTACCATTAGTTGTACTACCGGTAAAATCAACTGAACATCCAGAACCTAGATTTACAGTTGAAGAAGTAGTTCCGGTAACTGTTTCATACCCCAAAGATTCTCCTCTTGTTACATCGCCGGATGCTGCTACTGTATATGTGATAACCGCTGCATCAGCAACACCAAAATCAGAACTATATTCTGTAGTAATACCACTAAATTCATATCCTGTTCTTCCACTTGATGCCGATTGAGGATAAAATCCATAAATGGTACTAGCAGTCATCAAACTAGAAAATGTTTCATCCGTACTTGATGCAGCGGTATCAAAAAATCCACCACCACTAAGTTCTGCATCTTTCAGCCCATTGGCTAATCGTTCCCTAACATCCGATCCAAATGATGTTACATCAGGCGATTCCGATGTAACGGAAAAAGATATTGAATTTGTGCGACCTGTTAGATCAACCCCCTTAGCAAACATTTGAGCATTACGAGCAACTATTTTAGTCATCTTTTATAGCCCTCCGTTTCTTAGTAGAAACCTTTTTGACTTTAGAGGATATAAACAATTGCTTTATTAAATATTGAATTTCAGAACCAGTTAATTCATCTAATTCTTCAATATCCCCCTTATTATACGTTCGATCAACTCTTGCTTGATTAAACGTGCGATTTATACAATACATTTTCCCTCCTACAATATCTGTTGCATTTTCTATTATACTACATAATAACTTTCATGCAACTAGCTAAATTCAAATCCTTCAATCTCGATATATATTGGCGACCAAGTAAGACCACCAGCAGATGCCAATTCATGTAAATTCTTTCTTGCTGTAATTTTCATTGTGGAATCTATAGTGCCTTGTAATGTGTTGTCGGATTTTAGTGTAGCTGTAAGTAAGTCAGCTAAACCAGCACTGTCTTTCATAAGTTGTACAGGATCATTGTTGTCTCTAACAAATCCTTCAATTAGTATAGTGTGTAATGTTCCATCTCTCATTGGCTCACCAAATGTTATAGGATTGATATCTATGCTTTGCCAGCTAACAACAGCACAACACGCAGATGTTGTTTCTAATACATAGTAATCTGTAGATGCGCCACTCGCACCTAATACAGATGATGAATTCAAGTTATCTAATATTCCATCTAACATTGCCGAAGCTGACATAATGTTTACCTTATTTTATAGTTCTGGTTTTAAATCTCTTGTATGCTGCCTGTGTTACATCTGCTACAATTGCTTTTGATGTTGCCGCTATTTTAGGTTGTAGTCGTGAAACTGCCGCATCAACATAGTTGAATGGTTTTTGAATACCAGGATGATAATCTGTTATAACAACACGAGTTTTCTTATTGACTCCAACTGCTGAAATAGGTCGCTTCAATCCTCTTGATCCCTTCTTTGCACCCCAATACAATGCGTGTTTGTTTCTTGGTTGAATACTATATTGTCCTCTAGTGCCCGATCTTACACCACGTCCATAAAAGTAATTTGGCTTACCTCTACCAGCACCAGCAATAGCAGTTTGATAAATCTCAAAACCGTATGCCCCCTTCTTTCTCCTGCCTGTACTCTTTTTCAATTTGCCACTATCTACAGGTGTTTCAGACTTCACAAGTCGCTCACCTTCTTTAGAAAGTGTATCCATATGCTTTTTAGAAGTATTCCTTACAGTATCAGGCATAGCGCGCAACATATCAACGGCCTCAGCAAGACCTTGAACATCAAACTCTATACCATAGGTCTTTCCATATTTACTAGCCACTATAATTCCTCAATAACTTTAGCAACTCTATTTCCCGCTTTGCCATCTGCAACACCAATGTATTTATGTCTAAACTGCAATGGATCATCGGCAGGACTTCCTAGTAACCCCGAAATCGTTTCTGCTATTTCATCATCGGTTGCCTCTTCTCCCACCTTTGTTACTACATCGTCATCGTCATATCCATGCGTGACTACTAAATGCATTGGAAAGAAACTTCCCTCTAACAATATATTACTAGGCCCGAACGAAAATAGCAAGTTCGATGCCTGTAACACAGTATGCAAATGTCTCGCCACCAGTATAGCATAGATTCCTATCTTTTTGGCAGTCATAGTGTGCCAATCTATACTATTCTGACTAGAATTAGGATGTATCTTTACAATAGGTCTAATACCTAACTTCTTTGATGCTTTCAAAAAGTTAATATAAGTCTGCTCTACTCCATCATGACATCCTAATAAATTAGTATCTTGTCTCCATGAACTAGCATAGGTCACAACAGGTTCATTAACATCTAATCTTAACAATCTTACCGCTCTATCTCGATCATGTTGCTCTACTGAAATTTCATCAAATTGAGGCAATCCTGTTTGATAAATATTATCTTCTTGCAATCCACGTTGCACGTACCAGTCTTTTTGATAATCTCCACCAACTACCACATCTGATGAAATTATAATATCATGAATATCAGACCCAACTGGAGACTTCTCAGAACTATCAATTATTATAGAATGAGGTACTTGTAAACAAGGAACATTGTTTGCTCTAGCCCATAGTGCAATCAATCGCATAAATGGCTCTACATCGTTATGTAAAACTACTATGTCCGGTTTCTTTTCATCGAGCAATAACAAGAATATAATCAATTCATACAATCGCCTATAAGCCAAAGAGTCTAGCTTATCAAGAAACTCTTGAAATACATCATTATCTTTATACTTACTTGGCAATTTCTTTTTTTGCTTAATTATTTGAGCGGCATAATCATACGCCTGTGATTGTAAAACATCGTTACCTATAAAAGTTTCTACATTTTCAATATCTACATCTTGTAAAGATTTTATAAAATGCTCTTGTATTCCTAATATCAAATACTTTTCTTTATCAGAAAAATGTTGTTTGATCATTCTAAGAAAATTCAAATGTGGTGAGAATAAAATCTTTTTCATTCTACGGATTCCTTTTCTTCTTTTACTTCAACATCTTTAAGAATTGTTTGTAAATACATATTATTTAGTATCTGAATAAAGTCATACGATAGCGCGTTCATTACAGGAACATTACATATCTTCAATGACTTAGTTGTAATATACTCAATAAAATCCAAGTTCTCTAATTGAACAGCACTAAGACTTTCATCACTTAGAGGATCATCTAGAGCATCATTATTCTTTTTCTGGTGAGACATAGATCACTCCTGGCAGAATCCCCTTGTTGTCATTGAAATCATTTATTATTCTCTTGAAAACTTTCTCATATGTTTCTATTTGATTGTCAACAAAGAACTGTTTGGATAATTCAATTCTTTCATCAGCAATTGCTTGCTTTTGTTCAAGATCAATAATCATATCATGCAAAACATATTCCCAATTCCTGGCACTGTTTTCAATCAATGTGCCTAAGCTGGATAACTCATTATATGGTTCTCCTACCGTTCCAATCCAAGGCACTCCAGCATGTAAATACTCTAATCCCTTTATCCAGCTTCGGCGTTGATCATAAGGCCCGAACAATGGCGCAACACCAATATCAAATGTCTTTACAATTTGAGGCCATTGATCCGGTGGTACTCCATGCTGTAATAGCTTTTGTCTGTTAGGAACTGGAAGATAATGGAAAATCCGATCATCGTTTCCACATTCTTTCTTTCTTTACTTCATCACGAGACTTTAGATTTTCCCACCAATCGGTTTCTGAGTAGTTGTTAAGAAAATATCCTTTTACAACATGTTTCCAATCACTCAAAAGAAGTTTATTTGGAGCAAGCAGTCCGTCACATAGCGACAAACCATGTTCTAATATGTTTATGCTATTACCATTATCTTTCTCTATCCAAAACTTATGAGCGGGATTACTCCAAGGCAGAATATGATATGCATCATCAAGATCAACCGCAACTGGTTTTCCCATTCCTTGCCAATATTGTATTCCATTCATAACCTCATCATTGATGAGGTTACGTTGGAAAATAATAATATCAGCAGGTGCTATTAGTTCTTGAATTGACGGTGATAAGTAATCCACAAAACCTGATACATGAATCAGTTTTGCTTGATGTTTATTTGATCTATTAAGTGCGTCAGCGGGAGAAAGCGATCTCCATTGAGAACAATTCCATTCCGATCACGAGGGACTATCCGCATAAACCATAACAATGTTTAGCGAATTAGTCCCTGTTGACGCACCTCCCGTACTCGTATTTTTGTCTGTCACTTTATAATTTCCTTTCTATGTGGGATATTTCGATTCGTTGAACTTAAACTGATCTCTCTTAAACCTAGACTTTACTCTATCGGTATCATTATAATAAGTATCCTTATCAGACACACTAATTCCACCAACGTAAATCTCGCCATCGGTAGAAGAAATAGTTCCACCAATATCAACAAGATTTTTACTAACAAGATCAGACAATTCCATTTTGAATAAATCTAGAAATATCTGGCCTCTTGTTCTTTCACCAGGGCCAACTGTAGTATTTACTCTTACCAATTCTGATCTTCCAGCGGCAAAAAGCGCATTAAGGTCTTTGAGTTGATCGTGTAAATCTGTTCCAGATGCTACGGGAATAGTCCATCCTTCCTCTAACAACGATGAATGAATTGCTGCACAACCCGATGACATGAACATATTAACTTGATTTAGAGTAGGTCTAGACTCTGCGTTGAACGCAGGTTCTCCATGAGTCAAGTTTTGACTATAAGCAAAAACGTCTGAAGCTGAACAGTATGCCATTATAAACTCGCCCCACTTTTCTTTATAGTTACAATACCAGTTGTTGTTGTGCTTATATTTCCATTGGTATCAGTAACTTCTAATTCGTGATAATACTTTCCCGCTAAATTTACCGTGTCAGACGCGGCAATTGCCAATGTCGCAATTGATCCACTCAATGAAACAAAATTATTAGTTGTCAATCTAATAACCGATCCAGAGCCAACTTCTTCCTCTGCTATCCATACCGCAGACGCTCCTGCCAACGATGCTGCCGTTGTACCAGAATCAGTAGTAATACCAACAGTAATAGATGCGGTATCCCCCGCATAAATTGTAAAATTTTGATTGACTGATGTCATATTCTCTGCCTATTTTGTTGATCCATCAAGGTCTGTATTTGTTGTAAAAACACCCTCGATGCCATGATTAGTTACAGAAGCACCATTAAGATCACGATTAATTGTATTATCTCCACCAAAAGCATAATCTGTTGAAATATTACCACTTAAATCAATTTTATGCAATATTGGTGCAGATAGCGATGGGCTTGCAGACGGTGAAAGACTGCCAGATGGCGATATGCTGGCACTAGGCGATACGCTTGGGCTAACCGATGGTGACACACTGGCTGAAGGTGAAATTGAAGCAGATGGCGATACGCTTGCTGAAACACTTGCAGAAGGGCTAACACTTGCCGATGGACTAATGCTTGGTGAAACTGATGCCGATGGTGATATTGACGCGCTAGGTGAAATTGATGGACTAACAGATGCAGATGGGCTAACACTTGCACTCGGTGAAACCGATGGTGATTCAGAAGCACTAGGGGAAATTGAAGGACTGACACTAGGGCTTGCACTTGCCGAAACCGATGGGCTAACTGATGCTGACGGTGAAATTGATGGAGATGCACTAGCCGATGGACTTACACTAGCAGATGGGCTAATAGAAGGACTAGCAGATGCGGAAGGACTTATACTAGCAGATGGTGAAATAGAGGGTGAAACAGATGCACTTGGAGATACCGAGGCACTAGGACTTATAGATGGAGAAACAGAGGCCGAAGGCGATATAGATGCCGATTCGCTAGGACTTACAGACGGACTTACGCTCGCAGACTCTGACGCACTAGGCGAGATTGACGGACTAGCGGAAGGTGACTCACTCGCTGATGGAGATATACTTGCAGATTCGCTGCCTTCACTCTCAGACGCAGACGCACTTTCACTTGCGGATTCAGATGCTGACTCTGATGCGCTAACGGATGCAGACGCACTTGGGCTTTCCGAAGGAGATTCAGATGCACTTTCACTAGCCGATGGCGAAATAGATGCGGATGCACTTGCACTGACCGATGGGCTTTCCGATGGTGACTCCGACGCACTTTCAGACGCGGATGGGGATAATGAGGGAGACTCACTTGGTGACTCGCTTGGACTTTCCGATGGACTTTCAGACGCACTCTCTGATGCACTAGGTGAAATAGATGCAGATGCAGATGGAGACTCACTGGCAGATGGAGAAATAGACGCAGATGCACTACCGGCACTCTCTGATTCTGATGCGCTCTCACTCGCACTTTCCGATGCGGACTCTGATGGAGAAACGGAAGGAGACTCACTTTGGGATTCGCTTGATGACGGTGAAACAGACGGGCTTACTGACGGAGACGCAGAAAGGCTTTCAGATGCAGAAACAGACGATGAAACCGAAGCAGATTCACTAACACTCGGTGAAATAGAAGGTGAAACACTAAGTGAGACTGACGGACTCTCACTAGATGATGGCGATACAGAAGGACTAACGGAGGGCGATGTAGATGGGCTATCACTCGATGACGGGGATACGCTTGGGCTTACGGATGGACTAACAGACGTACTTTCACTAGCAGATGACGAAATGGAAGAAGAAATACTGGGGCTTACCGAAGGTGATACGCTAACACTTTCGCTTGCTGAAGGCGAAATACTAGGTGAAACGGATGGACTAACACTAGGACTCTCGCTAGATGATGGCGAAATACTTGGTGAAACAGACGGTGACACACTAGCCGAAACAGAAGGGCTTACAGACGGTGAAACTGATGCCGATGGGCTAACACTAGCAGAGTCCGATGCCGATGGAGAGATTGACGCTGAGGGGCTTACAGATGGCGAAACAGAAGCACTAGGCGAAACACTGGCAGACACCGAAGAGGATACAGACGCAGAAGGACTTACAGATGGACTTTCACTCGATGATGGGGATACACTAGGAGATACCGAGGGAGAGACGGATGGGCTTACTGATGGACTAACAGATGGACTTTCACTTGCAGATGGTGACAGTGAAGGTGATGCTGATGCGCTCACACTTACACTTTCACTAGCCGAGGGTGAAAGTGATGGTGACTCAGATGGCGATTCACTCGCACTCTCAGATGAGGATGGCGATAGTGACGGACTTTCAGAGGGAGACTCGGATGCACTCTCACTGGCGGACGGGGAGAGACTTGGGGATTCGGATGCACTTTCAGAAGGCGATTCGCTAAGACTTTCACTTGAAGATGGTGATACTGACGGCGATTCACTGGGTGACTCAGAAGCACTTTCACTAGGACTTACACTGGCTGAAGAGCCAGCGGCAAATGCAATATCATTAGTGAACTCTACCCACGGATTATATGGATCGGTATCCGTGTCATTTTCCCCCAAATCTGTACCGCTATCATCACCAATACTTGCATCGCCATCATGCGAACTTCCCCCTGAACCAGAAACTGGATCGCCACCCTGACCAATCTCAATAACAATACGATCATTCTCAAGAGCCTCAACCTCAGAACACGTTGGAGCCATGCCCTGATTAGTGAGGGACGTGGGCATTTCTGATCCCTTACGGGTTAGTGAAACAAGCGTACCCCTTACTTCTGATCCATCATTTGAAACCACTCTGATACTAATTGCCATCTCGCCGTTTACACGAGCGGCCTCTTCCATCATTCTAATTTGCACTTTGATGGTTTGTGCAGTAATTGTTTGTTCTGCTATCGGATCAGAAACCCACTGTTCTACAAGATAATCAGCATCACCGGCGTTACCATCCCCATTCAATGACCGCGTGGTCATGCCTGACGATATTCTAGCAGTAACGCACTTTAATTGCTGTGGTGACCACGAAGCAGTATCATCCCAATTGCCATCAGGGGTAACTGATACAGCGGCGGCTCCTGTTGCTGGAAGATAAAATCTAGTAGCCATTAGAGAGTACTCGTCATCCTAATCTGAACATAACCCAAAGACACAATTGGTAATGTTGCCATTGTTTTATCCCTCCTGAATAAAATTGCCCACTAGATATATTTTACACCATTTTTAGAAATTCATCAAATCTACCTAACGTTTTTCCCCATCCTGGTATTGTGTCACTCATTGTCCATCCCTTACAAAATCTTTGATTACGAAATTGATCTTTACGCCATCTTGAAGAAGTTAGATTTTCGTTATGCCGAATATCAATATTGGGATACTCGCTTTCCCAAGCATCTGATTTACCTCTAAGCTCAGGTATTCGTCCATGTGTTCCTGGCTCAAACCCAATACGGCGTATCATTCGCATATATTCTTTTCGATTACTAGTATCGTTATCTTCTATGTATTTTATACGTCTCTCATAATGATCTACTAATAAGTTACGATAAGCACATAAGCCAGATGTTTGTTTACATTTATAGTGAAGTCCAAATCCGAATTCAGCATGAACTTTCCAAACATTCTGATTATAATGAAAAATATCTACCTCTGGAGTAAACTCAAAATGAGATGGATGATATAAAACATCGTGTTCACAAAAGAAAACTGTGTTGGCGTTTATTTTCTTTAATCCAGCTAATATTTGCTTAAACATGGTTAGATATCCACGCTCTAAAGGTAAACAAATGTTGTCTCCCCATTCTAAAGGTTTCAAAGATACACTCACTACAGGCAAACCTGTTTTATCTAACTGTCGTCTTACGGGAAGGGCATATGTATCATCTAGTTGATTATCTGTATAATAAAGTATTCCTTTACTCATCGTGCCAACCAGGAACAGGAGCAAATTTAGCAACTAGCCACGACAGCGGATGTATAGCATGTTCCCACTTGTCATTTAAAAATACTTCTCGCAATTTATTCTTTGCTTTTTTCTGTTCACTACCAGGATTAGAATATGGAAAACCAAAATCTCCACCTTGAGTACGGAATAAATGAGCGTACCATGTTTTCTTATTACATATTACCTTGCCGCCTGATAGCCATGTTTTAATTGCGACCTCTGAGCCTTGACCACCCCAACTACCCCAAGATTCATCACATAAATTCAATCCAAAGTATTTATCTCTATGCGCCATCCAACATGATCCTTGTAATGACATTGTTTCAACAAGATCGCCTTTTTGTTTCTTTTTGTATTCACCGAAATACTTGAATTCTAGTTTAGGCGTAAACCGATAAGATGTACTATTGGGAGATGGTTTAGCAATCCACAATATATCTCGATCAACACAATCACTACTGCATTCAGGACATTTTTCTGGTGTTGGCCCTTGATAGCCGCGCCATTCACAGTCAGCACACACCCAATCAAACGCATGAAGATTTTTCATCAACGGAACCATTGTGATATCTGGTTTAATGTCCGCTAATAGTATTTCGTCAAACCCTTCACCAAACGCACAATGAGCATCTACTTTCATCAAGTATTCACCTTGTGCCATTTTAGCTACAAGATTAGTGGCCGCTCGTTGTCCAATTGATTCTGGTAAATATATTACACTAACATCCTTATGTTGATCTATTGGAGGTTCTGCCCATTGACCATCTAACACTACAATTATTTCAGTATTAGCGCGCATATTAGTTACAATGTCTTTTACTGTGCGAGACAAGAACATCTCATTGCGACTCGGCACAAGTATAGATAAAGCATATTTTGAAGTCATAAAACCAGCCTTTCACTTGACACGTAAATCAAGTATATGTATAATATTGAAAACTTATAACTAAACCAAGAAAGGAATCTAAATGTCCCATAGCCCAATTATTGATAGCGTAAAAGTCACAATGTCTTTCTGTGATGCACTAAAACTTGTTGCTGAAGGTAAAAAAATTACTAAGCTAGAATGGAATGATGAAAGTGTTTATCTTATTCTTCATAAAGATAAAGTTCATATTCATACACCCTCTGACAAAATGCTACATCCGCTAATTGTTACAACAGGTGACATTCTTGGCGACGACTATATAGTTATTTGAATAACCATATTACCACTTAGATACATCCCTAAAGTTACTCAATATCAATGTCTGAGGCATTAACTTAGGATACCCTTTCTTGTACTTGTAAAAAGGAAAGGCATCCCGATAATGATAATGCTTTTTACTGCGTCCCTGCGTATCGTGAACAACAACAGCTTGAGCATAATCAGCCAATCTTTTCATTTCCTCTTTACGTCTTATGCTAGGGGAGTGATCCACCAGCGCAACACCCCATTCCTTCGCTATTTCAATAGCATCCCAGTCATCCACAAAGATTACCTTGTGATGATCTGCACGATGATCTGTCTCACAATGTTTTACCATATCGTAGAACTTTCTGTTGTTCTCATAAGTAACTAACTGGCGATCATGTACTAGACACATCCAATGCAACAAGAATGTGCTGTGAAGTCCTGATCCAAGTTCCAGCACATCGCCCTCAGTATGCATAAATGACGTTATCAATGCAGGGATATATGAGCAATAATTTTTATTGAGTTTCATAATCGTACTCCCCATTCAATGTCCTGATTTGCTACCAAAACGTTATTTTGAATATTGTCCAGATAGATAGCCTTTGCATTTTTACTTCTGCGGTAACTGGAAACTCCAGGGCGATAGTTCTTAAATTTCTCCTGCTTAGAGGTTGGTAGTAATCCAAGCATACCACGAGGCAACTGCTCATGCTTTTTCCCGCGCCGCCTAAGTCTCAACAGTAGGTCTTTATCTTCCTTACCATAGAACTCAAAGCGTTCATCGAATCCACCGCTTTCAACTAGTTCTTCTTTTTGACAGCAGATCACCCCAACATAATTTTTGTGGTGATGGAGCCAGATATTGCCACAATCTATTCTTTCTCTAACAGTAGAAAAATAGGGTTTCTTAGGCAATACATCCGCAGATGAAATTAGTATATACTCGCCTGTAGCCGCTCGAATGGTAAGGTTTCTGGCGTGAGCCATATGATAATATTCTGCCTCATATTTCTTATACATCAGCGGTTCATACTCGATGGTTTTGACATAATCGTCCAAGTCGTCCTTTGACCCGTAGTTTATGATCACCAATTCAACAGGAGGGCTTAGTAGCGCAGATTCTATAAAGTACCCCATAGCAACCTTAAGGTCATATGTCCTATTCATTACCGGAACACAATAGCTGATCAACATGTTTCCCTCACAATTACACTTTTGTAACCAAGTGCTTTCAAAATAGCCAAGCGGTGTCCACCGTCACAAAGTTTGTTTTCATTATCTACAATCAGCGGGTCTTTAATCCCAATCTCTTTTACGCTTACCATCATATTGAATTTATTCTGTACAAAACAACGAATAAACTTCTCAGACCATTTGCCCTTCTTTCTTTCTACCCACTTATGATAATAGTCAGTATCAAATACATCAATATTTGGATTTTCAGTTACATGTTTTGCCAAATCTCCCATAGCGAGATACATTGTATCGTCTGTTGACTCTCTTATATCTATATCCTCGATGGGGATTCGCTCCAGTAGTGGATTTTCAAAAAGCACACTGAATAGATTTCTTGGTGATGGGTCACCCTTCTGGGATACTCCATCTATAAAACCTGTCATTTTCCATTCTGGTAAATACTTCTTCAAATCTTCCAGAGGAGAACTTGCTCTCCAGTGTCTATGTCTCATTGTCGGTCTGGACACGAACAAAATATACTTGCTCTTTCCTCTCAATTTGTCCAGGTATTTCCACCATGAATTTATATCTACATAATAATGGAATGTGGACATAATCGTGTAATCTGCCACCGGAATTTCTTCGAAATCAAAGTTGCCTGGATTGCCAAACTGACCCCCTAAACTTCGTTTCAGCAGTTTGTAGTTGTATCCAATCTGATCACGGTACTCATTTCCTTTCAATGCGGGGGTTTTATTCTTTTCAATCCCGACTACATTGCGAAATCCATAGTCCTCAGCCATCTTCAAAAATAGGCCAGCATTGCAACCCATTTCAACAAATGCTTGATCGGTTGCATCGTCCGGTAAGTGAGGAGCTATAAAATTCTGCCACTTCCCTTCGTTCCAAAACTTGCTGTTATTCTTCTTAGGGTTTTGTGAAATAACACCATCCATCGGTATGTTCTGATAGAGTGCCGTTGGTACGGGTTTCAACTTTGGCTCTGGTTCTGGTTCTAGCTCTGGCTTACTAATAACACCTAATTTAGATGGATATTTATTCCAATCAAAGCTATCCCACATTGGCATATCAAACTGCTCAATCATCCATCGGAACGACTTGGTTTGTTTATCCCATGCCGAGTCTGTCAACCAGCCAAGTAGATACTCATCACCTTTGCGCCAGTCGCTTTTGCTTGGACGATATCCCCTGCCATACCGTTTACCTTTATGTAGATGGGCATACCACGTATTCTTATTCCGAACTGCGCGCCCACCAGAACACCATGCCTTAAATGTGATCTCTTGCGGTTCTTTTCTAAATGAGCCGTAGTTGAAACTATCCATCAACTCTAGTTCATAATAATAGTCCCTGTGCATGAACCAACAAGAACCCTGAAAGGTGAATACATCATCAATCAATTTCTTTTGCAGTTCTTTATCGTAGTTCTTCTCACTCCACACTCGTACATTAATTTCCCATCTGTTCTTTTCGGATGGTGTTTCACAATATAAATAGTCAATGGGATGTTTTGATTTCTTGCACCAATTTTCTGCATCAAGTGCATAGCGTCTAGGAACAACCACCCAATTAGGTTCACAATCTGCTTTTAATGCTTTGTCAAATCCTTCAGCAAACAAGCAATGTGCATCAACTTTCATAATGTACTTGCCAGTAGCAATCGCAACAGCAGCATTTGTTCCGGCTCTAAGACCACGCGATTTTCCAAAATGTATATATCGTAAATTTTTATTTTCTTTTGGGAACAATTCTGTTTCAGGCCAATATCCGTCTAATACTACAATAACTTCAATGTCCTCAGATGCTTTAACAAATAAGTCATCAACTGTCTTACTAAGAAACAATTCGTTTCTTGCTGGAACTATAACAGATAACTTCACAACATTTTCCTTTCACTAAACTTGATTTACAAAATCTATTGCAATGTTATCATTTAGTTCAATTTTGTGCAACATTATGAGAATTTAGCTTTTCGCCATTACAGTTACCCACTCTATCAACCTCATCAATACTTTCTTTCATTTGCTTTCTTTCAACTCGAAAAGAATAAGCCCAAATTGATGTTGCTAGAATAAACAATAGAGGAGTCATCATATAATCAAAGAATATTTTAGGTTGGTTATATCCCCAAGCCTTAAAAATGAGTGCCAATAAGTTTATACTTAAAATACCAGTAAACATCAAATGAATTATAAATAAAGAATGTCTTTTAGATTTATAATAAACGATAGATACACTTACTATACTATAAATTGTAAAAAGATATAACAAAACTCTAGCTATCATCAATAACATTATTGTGTTCATTATCCACCACTCATCATATAGGCTATAAATGCACCAATCGCCGTGGCTATAACCGTAAAGATTCCTTGTGCTATCTGAAAAAAGCTCATTCTTTCAGACAACCTTGTGTTACTTAATATTTGTTGTTGTAAAAGTACCTTTACATCTGAAAGTTCACGCTTTAGATCATCTTGATCGTCAACTAAATGTTGAATTCTTACATCTCGTACACGACCATTCGCGCCATTGTTAGTTGCATCACCCGTCATAGCAATTACCCAGATTTGTCAATACTAAAAATTAATCAGCAACTTGCAACACGAAATTAAATCCGCCATCCCAGGTTGTAAACGATGGTCGGCTCTCGATAAAAGCATT